GCTTAGGGATTTCAGAATACACAATTGGCCAGAGAATTCGACTTGGAATAAAGCTGCCAGACCTTCTTAGACCTGATCGGCTCGGTGACCGCGCCATTACGGTGGATGGAGTAACGATGCTCACAACCGAATGGATGCGGCACGCAAAAATTCCAATCTCGTCCTTCTATTTATGCCAGCGAAAAGGGTTGAGCAAAGAGGACACGGTACGAAAGTATCTTTCCAAGAAGGCACTCAAGGAGACCGCATGAGCTTACACCTAAAACGACGCTGGGATATCTACCTGAATGGCAGTGACGGAGCCAAGGAATTAACGCTGAATATGCTGACGATGTGGCAGCACCTGATGCCTGCATGCGGTTTGTTTGGTGAGGCACTGGTCGAATTCATTGGCGCGGTGGCGCGCGTTCTGCTGGTGATAATTCTGCCGCTTCTGTTCTGGATCGCACCAGTGATTTCGATTTTCACGGCCCACCGCTTGGCGACAGATGAGGAAATCCGCGAGCGCCTGCGCAACGATATCCACAAGAATGGGCGTGGCGCATGAGAAAAGCCGACAACCATCGTGGCTGGGACGTCCAGCGCCTGACCGCCACCGGCTGGCAGCCGATCAACACCGCGCCCTTCGTTGACCGCGCCATGGCCGACGAGTACCGCAAATGCTGCGACCCGGCTGACGGCGAATTTCGCGTGTACGAAGCCCTGCACACGCGCCGCGTGCGGCCCGACCAGCGCCAGGTCTTATTCGACGAACTCAAGGAGATTGCATGAGCAAGCGCGCGCACCTGCACCCGATCTGCAAGATTGGCACCTGTGGCAAGAAAACGCTGGCGCGCGGCATGTGCCAGGGTCACTACCAGGACTGGCGCCGCAACTACAACGCGCCGCTGGCCAAGAGCAGCGCCGACACCAAGGCACTGATTCTGGCGGCCATGCCGGGCACCCGGCGCCAGCTGGAGGTGGTCACCGGCTTTATCGGCGTCACCATCCTCAAGTACTTGCCGCGCCTGCGCGCAGAACGCTTGGTGTACGTGGCCGGCCATGAGCCGCCGGTCAACGGGCTGGGGCGTTGGCAGCCGGTGTACGCGCTGGGCGACAAGCCCGACCGGGTGCTGAGCGCCACCCGCCGCAACCGGCAGGCCGAGGACCGCCGCGTGGCCAAGAAGGTCGACGGCGGCCCGGTGGTGGTGCATGTGCCGCCGTCCAAGTGGCGCAAGCCAAAGATTGCGCCGCAGAACCTGTTTTCGGCACTGGGACTGTAAAGGAGCACACATGACGCATTTATACCCTGTCCCCGGCTTCGTGCCGCCCGCCACCGAGCAAACCATCCGCAACAAGGTGCTGGCCTACATCGAGGCCCGGCCCAACCAGCGCGCCACCGAGATTGCCGCCGTGCTGGACATTCCGCTGCCGCTGGTGCGGATGACGGTGGCGCGCCTGAACGCCGACGGGCTGGTGATCGGCCGCAAGGAACCGGGCGTGCGCGGCAGCATGTGGACGCTCGGCATGGACGACTCGCTGCGCGACGGGGGCGGCCTGCCGAAGCGCATCATCGTGCAGAGCTGGGAGCAGCCGCAGATTCCGGCGCAGACATGGCTGGCGGCGCTCGGCTTGTAGCGCTATCACACCAGAAAAGCATAGGCCACCTTCGGGTGGCTTTTTTGTTGCCTGTGCGTGGCGTATTGACATAGATCAAGCTATAAATGAGTATTGATTTAGACCAATCTTGTATTTGTCGAAAATCAATTTACAGCGGACAATTGATTTGTCGGGCTAGTAATCCGACACCTACAAACGGAATGCGCAATGACCAACTATCCAAAGCATTTTCTGAAGCGACATGGGCCATGCCTGTGCTTCCGTTCGGGCGTGAATCCTGCCGGTCTTACTAACCGGCCTCTTCAGAAAGTGCTTTGCCGGTGAACTACTACCCTTTCCATATCGGTGATTTCCGCTCTGGGACGTTCAACATGACGGCCCAGGAGCGCTGGATATACCGCGACATGCTCGACGTGTATTACGACACCGAAGGGCCGTTTCCCGATAACCTCGACAAGATTTGTGCGATGGTCGGCGCGCGTCGGGATGGTGACCGCGAGATAGTCGCCTCGATTCTGTTGCTCAAGTTCACGCTGGCCGAAGATGGCTATCGCAACGAGCGCTGCGACGTCGAGATTGCCGACTACCGCAAGAAGGCCGTGATCGCCAAAGTCAACGGCGGCAAAGGCGGCAGGCCAGTTAAAAATAACCCAGAAAAACCCAGCGGGTTATCCGTGGGTTCCTATCCGGTTGCCAGCGGGAACCCGATAGGAACCGGATCACAAGCTAACCAAGAACCAATAACCAATAACCATAAACCAGTAACCAAAGAAAAACCGAGCGCACCGCCTTGCGGCGATGCTGTGTTGTTCCCCGGAGTGGATGCTCAGGTGGTTGCCGACTTCAAGGCACTGCGCAAGCAGAAGCGGGCAGCTGTTACCAAAACCGCGATGGACAAGATTGCCGCCGAAGCGGTCAAGGCCGGCTTGACGCTGGAAGCCGCCTTGCAGTTGTGCTGCTCGCGTGGCTGGCAGGGATTTGAGGCTGCATGGGTGGCCAGCCAAGCGGCTGGACGGCGCGCGGATCAGCCTGCCAAGCCATCGCGCCACAGCGGATTCGATCAACTGGATTATCAGGAAGGGGTAAGCGATGACGGACGGTTTTAAACCCGCGTGCGGCTTGATTGAGCAACTGGAAAAGCCCGCCCATTGCGAGCAGCACGGCGATTACGTCAGCATGGGCATCAAGATGATGCGCAACACGCACTGGCGCGGCTGTCCGGCATGCGAGGCCGCAGCGTCGGCAAAACGGGCCGAGGAAGAGGCGGCGCAGGTGGCGCGGCGCGAGCAGGAACGCATGGAAGCGCGCATCAATCGTGCCGGCATCCCGTTCCGCTACCGCAGCAAGGATTTCGCCAGCTTCGTGGCCGATACCGACGCCAAGGAAAGGGCGTTGGCGATTGCCATGGAGTTCGCACAGAACTACGACGAGCACATGCGCAAGGGAACGGTGATCGTGTTCTCCGGCCTGCCGGGCACCGGCAAGAGCCACCTTGCGATTGCGATTGCGCTGGCGGTGATGGCAAGCCGGACGGCGCTCTACACCTCCGCGATTGATGCGGTGCGGATGGTGCGCGACACCTGGCGCAAGGGCGCGGAGAAAACCGAAACCGAAGTGCTCGACATGCTGTCCTCACTCGGCCTTCTGATTCTCGATGAGGTTGGCGTGCAATACGGCACCGATGCCGAGCAGGTCACGCTGTTTGACATCATCGACAAACGTTACCGCGACATGATGCCCATGATCCTGCTGACCAACCAGAACAAGGCTGGCATGAAACAGTTCCTTGGCGACCGCAGCTTCGACCGGCTGCGCGAGGGCGGGCTGTGGGTGACGTTCGATTGGGATTCGCACCGTGGAAGCGCGAAATGAGTACCGCCCTGCTCCTGCTCGCCCTTGCCATCCTCAGCGCCGAACTGGTGCTCGACCCGGCCTTCGGGCTGGCGCTGTGCGCGCTGGGGCTGGGGCTGATGCTGTTTTTCACCTACCACCACAACAAGGGAGACACCCATGAATAAGCCCGAGACCGACCAAGAGCCGCACCAGCCCATCGCCACCGAGCAGGCCAAGATGAGCATCCACGCCCACCGCGCCAAGCTGCTGGAGGTCAGCCGCGACTTGCTGCTGGCGGGCAGCCTAGCACGGGAAGCGGCCGAGGAAGCGGCGCAACAATAACGACAACAGGGGAATACTTTGGAACGGATGATCTGTCAATTTTCATGTGGTGCAGCATCGGCGGTGGCGACGAAGCTGACGCTTGCAAAATATACGGCAACGCATGAAGTGTTGATCGTCAACGCATTTATTCAACAAGAGCATGACGACAACCGCCGCTTTCTTGCGGAATGCGAGCAATGGTTTGGCCGACCAATTACTGTGTTGCGTGATGAAAAATACAACGCCTCCACCGTGGAAGTGTTCCGACGTGAGCGGTTCATGAAGGGGCCGCGCGGGGCGCCCTGCACGAAAATCCTCAAGCGTCGGCTGCTCTCGCAATTGGAACGCCCAGGCGATGTGATCGTGTTCGGGTTTACCGCAGAGGAGGCGGACCGCGCCGACGATTTCCGCGAGCGCAACCCCGACCGCCCCATGATTGCGCCGCTCATCGACGCCGGGCTGGGCAAGGAAGACTGCAAGGCCATGGTGCTGCGGGCCGGAATTGAATTGCCGCTGATGTACCGCATGGGCTATGACAATGCCAACTGTATCGGCTGCGTCAAGGGCGGCATGGGGTATTGGCGGACGATCCGCGAGGACTTCCCCGAACAATTCGAGGAATTGGCGCGGGTCCAGGAAGAAATCGGCCCCGGCGCAAATCTGCATCTGGACCGCAAAACGAATGAGCGCTTTTCCTTGCGCGCGCTTCCAGCCGGCGAAGCGCGCCGAAACGAAAAGCTGCCCTCATGTTCATTCTTTTGCGAGATGGCCGAGCAGGAATATTCAGCATGAGCCGGGGCGCCACCTGCGGCGAGTGCCGCCACTACGCCTACCAGCAGGCCACCCACGGCCTCGCGCCCTGCCACGGCTTCGACGGCGAGCGCGGCCCGGTGGAGCCGTTCGTGCGCTGGGATGGCCCGTACTGCATCGCGTACGACCGCGCGCCGCTGGCCGAGCGGCAGGCGCGGGGGCGGTGGATGGCGCAACAAAAGACGCAACAAAGTGCAGAAAGTCGTTGACAGAGTTGTGCAATGAGCGGATAGTACGTTCATGGGCAGCGCACTGGGCGCGGCGAGAACTGGAGAAAAGATCATGGCAAAGGTAACCGCAAAACAAGAAATGCTGATCGTGGATTTCGTCAAAGTCGCCAAGTCGAACGGCGCCAGCCGCATCGATGCCGCCCTGCCGGCCAAGCACCCGCTAATGGTGTCGGGCAAAGGGTTCGACATGCATTGCATCCGTGTCGTTAAAGACGTACTCGCGATCTACAAGGACGAATTGGGCAACCGTGTCGCCTTGATGGCCGATACCAACACCGTCAAACAATTCACCTAACACCACCCCGCGCCCGCTTCGGCGGGCCACAGGAGCCACCATGTTTGATGCCAGCTGCAAACTGTTCATGAGCGGAGCCCACCGCTTCGGCGTGGTGCTGTCCGGCCCGAAGGTGGCGATCTTCGGCGGCGGCATCCACGAAACCCACCCGTACCCGGATACCCCGACCGGGCACCTGGCGGCCAGCATCCACTTTCGCTCGCTCAACCTGGGGCGCCTGCTGGCGATTGCCGACGAGACGATGAAGCAGAAAGGAATAGCAAACCCATGAGCAAAATCCAAGCCGCCCGCGACCTGATCCGGCAGGGCAGGAAGCCGGCCGACGCCGCGCGCCTGAGCGGGGCCGACAAGAGCACGATCAGCCGCGACCCCGAGTGCCGGCGACTGGTCAACCTGGCAGCGGCCGAGCGCCACGAGCTGCACGCCGAGATTGCCAAACTGGAACAGAAGCGTGCAAAATTGGGCGTCCAGATCGACCAGCTCAAGGCCAAGGCCAAGGGAGGCGCATGAAGCGCGACGAATGCTGCAATGGCTCAGGAGATTGCCCGCGCCAAGGACGCGATTGCCCAGTTGACCAGTATTCCGGCACGGCATGGGCCTGGCTGATCCCGTTGTGGCTGATCATCATCGCGGTTGCCATCATCGGCACGGTGACCGCATGACGCACGAATGCCCGCGCTGCGGCGGCTCCGGCCACCGGCCAGAAACCTGTCGCTGGCCGCTCATCCCGGCACCGAAAGATGTTGATCAGAAACAGAAATAAGGGCAGAATTAACGCAGCCGCCTGACTGGCGTAACCAGTCACCATACGCATGGCGATTGATGGCGTTCAGTTCGGGTGTAGTCCGTTCTGTAAGGCTTCTACACCAGTCGCCAGTCGTGTGGTGAATGCGCAGGCTGATGCGCTAATGAATGAGCCGCCGACGACGAGGAAGCGGCAAGCCGGGATCAGCGCCGGCCACCACGTTGAACACTCGCCGCAGCCGGTGACACGGAAATGCCCGGCAGGCGCATAGGTCATGGAAGCGGCTCCCTTACCCGGTATCTCCGGGGTATCAGCCGCGCCGGATGCGCCATGCAGTACCCTCCGCCAGCCTCATCCGCTGGCGTTTTTCTTTCCACCGTGATACATTTTGCGCAAGATCAATCACGGGGAATCCGATGGCCGCTGGCACCTTCACCATGTTCGACAAGGCGTTGCTGAATGTCGTCAACGCCACCCACCTCTTGGACCCGGCCAACACCTTCAAGTGGACCTTGCACACCAGCGCCTACACGCCGGGCGTGGCGACCCACGAAGTGTACGCCGACCTGACCAACGAACTGGCCACCGCCAACGGCTACACGGCCGGCGGCGCCACCCTGGCCAACGATGCGGTGACGCTGGCGGCCGGCACGGTCAAGTTCACTGGCGACCCGACCTCGTGGACCGCATCGGGTGGCTCGATTCCGGCCTGGCGCACCGCCGTGCTGCGCGTGTCCGGCACCCTGAACGGCAAGGTCGACCCGCTGGTCGGCTACTTCCTCGGCGACAGCACCCCGGCCGACGTGCCCGCCACCACCACCGGCAACACGCTGACCATCACGCCGAACGCCAGCGGGATCGTGGCCGCCACCCATACCCCATAAGGACCGCCGATGGCCTACGCCGACATTTACAACGCCGCCAACGATCCGCTGTTCCAGGGCCGCTGCCAGGTCGCCCTGTGGACCGCCGCGCAGGACATCATGGCCGAGTCGCCGCTGACCGACCACCACCAGCAGCGCGCCGACTGGGCCAACGTGGTGTTGCAGGACAAGGCCACGGTGACGCCGCGCCAGGTCGCGATGCAGGTGCTGCGCAATCCGACGATTGCGGTCAACCCCGGCGCAGCCACCGACGCCGAAATCCAGTATCAGGTCAACTCGGTGATCCCGAACCTGATCGCGCTGGGGTAAGCCATGGCCGCCACCTTCAAGACCCAATACCCGGCCACCAGCAGCGTTGCGCTGACCCTCGGCGTAGCGTCGCTGGCGTCCGACACCAACCTGCTGGCCGGACGTGAATCGAATGCGGTCGACAACACGACCAACCTCGACCTCGACCATCTGGTGTCCGGGGTGATCACGACCGGCACCACGCCGACCGTGAACACCACCATCGAGGTGTGGGCCTATGCCAGCTACAAGACCGCGGCCGGCACGCCGACCTACCCCGACGTGTTCGACGGCACCGACTCGAACGAGACCGTGACGAATGCCGGCATCAAGGCGTCGGCGCTGCGCTTGGTGGCGTCCATCGTGGTCAGCGCCACCTCGAACGTGGCCTACCCGTTCGCCCCGGTCAGCATTGCCAGCCTGTTCGGTGCGATGCCGAAATTCTGGGGGCTGTTCGTGGTGCACAACACCGGGGCCGCGCTGAATTCGACCGCCGGCAACCACGATTTCCAGTACGAGCGCATCCAGGCGCAGACGGTCTAAATGCCCCTGCCGTTCGTCACCCGCCGCACCCGGCAGCCGCAGCAGGCGGTGCGGCTCGACTGGTCGCACCCGCTGGCCAGGAGCCTGGCGTTGGCATGGGTGGCGTCGGCGGGCGACATCGACCTCGTCACCGGCAAATCCGGCAGCACCGAAGGCACGCGCCCTGCCAATCAAGCGTTCGCGGGCCGGATCGGGCGCAAGTTTGCCGGCAACGGTGATATCAGCTTCGGCACCCGGCCCGACCTCAGCTTTAACGGACTGAGCAACCAAACCCTGTTCGCGGAAGTGTTCATTCCCGACACCAGCAGCGTGTCGAACTTCGTGTGCGGCCGGGTCCAGTCGAACTGGGACTATTCGCTGTCGATCAGCAGCGCCAACCAGCAGTTCGCGTTTGGTACTGGCGGCTTGGCGGGCGGCAATGCGGTGTTGGTGCCGGCGGCTTCCGTGGGCGGCGGCTTGGACCCGTACCGGGGTCGCCCGGTGCCCCTGTGCGGCACCTATGACAAGGTCACTGCCAAGCTGTACGTCGACGGCATCCTGAAGAACAGCGCCGCGCTGACGGGATCGTTCCCGAACGACACTGACCAGTTCGCCATCGGCTCGCGCGGCGGCGGCAACCAGGCGGGCCAGCAGCTCTCGGGGGCCTACGTCAGCATCGTGCTGATCTTCAAGCGCACCTTGAGCGATGCCGAGGTGGCGAGCCTGAGCGCCAACCCGTGGCAGCTGTTCGCCAGCGCCCCGCGCCTGCTGGTGGCAGAAGCGGCCAGCGGCACCATCACCAGCCTGACCCCGAACGCCGGGGCATTGGCCGTGACCGGCTACGCGCCGACCCTGACCCAGAGCACCACCCAGACAGTGACGTCGGGCGCGGGAGGCATGGCCTTCGCCGGCTTTGCCCCGGGCGTGGCCCGCACTGCCAACCAAGGCGTGACGCCAAGCGCGGGCGCGTTCACGCTGACCGGCTTCGCGCCCACGGTGGCGCGCACCGGGAACCAGTCGGTAACACCATCGGCCGGGTCGCTTGCGTTCACCGGCTTTGCGCCGACCCTGAACCAGACCGGATCGAGCAGCAAGGTGCCGGGACCGGGCGCACTGACCTTGACCGGGTTCGCGCCCACCGTCACCCGCAGCGCCCACCAGAGCGTGCAGCCGAGTGCGAGCACGCTCACCCTGACCGGCTATGCACCCACCATCCGCCAAGGCCTGCTGGCCCCGCCACCGGTGGTGATCGGCTACACGATCATGCGCGCGGCCAGCGTCCATGGCCAAGTAACGGCGCTGCTCGCCAGCATTGCCCGAAACGCCGGGACGCTGCATAGCACCAGCGCGGCCACCACCCTGCTGCGCCAGTCGGCCATCAACAATAGCAGCGTCCTGCGCGACGACGCGCTCAACCAGACAGTGGAGTTCATATGAACGTTGGCGAATACGGGATTCAGTACAACCTGAACGTGAACTACAACATCAGCGCCTTCACCGCCCTGCGGCTGGAGATCACCCGCCCGGATGCGACCGTGATCACGCGCACGCAAGCGAACGTGACGGTGCCGGCGGTGCCGCTGGTGACCAGCGAGGGCACGTTCGCCGCCAACCAGTACGCGCGCTACTACTTCCAAGATGGCGACCTGACCCTGCCAGGCAGCTACAGCGCGCGCCTGACGTTCACCAATACCGGGGCAGTGCCGCCGCTGAACCTGATTTCGGACGTAACCACCTTCACCGTCAACGCCTGACCACGGCTACTAGATGTAGTAGGTAGGAAGGCGAAAGTGCCGGAAAACGCGGGTTTTTACCCGAATACACAGGGTGCGCCACTAGATATAGTATTAGCGCATAGATAAAGATGAGCATTTCACCGCAACAGGAAAGGTTTGCCCAAGCCGTCGCGTCTGGCATGAACCAGTCGGACGCCTACCGCGCTGCCTACCGGGTCAAGCCAGACACCAAGCCGCTGTCGGTCAACCAGTCGGCGTCGAAACTCATGGCAGACCCCAACGTGGCCTCTAGGGTGGCAGAATTGCGCAAGCCTGCCGTGGAAGCGGCGCAAATCACCCTCGCCAGCCATTTAGAACGGCTCAGGAGCCTGTCGGAAGCGGCGGAGGCATCCGGACAGATGAGCGCTGCCATCTCTGCTGAGGTGGCGCGTGGCAAGGCATCCGGCCTGTACGTCGAGCGTACTGAATTATCCGGCCCGAATGGCGGCCCGGTCGACATGAACTGGAACATCAACTTCATCAAGCCGCGCGATGCAGGTTGATTTCCCCGACAAGCTCCAGTTCCTGCTGACCAAGAAGGCCCGCTACAAGGGTGCCAAGGGCGGGCGGGGCAGCGCCAAGTCGTGGAGCTTTGCCCGCGCGCTGCTGATCCTGGCCTCCGCGTCCAAGCTGCGCATCCTGTGCACCCGCGAGGTGCAGAAGTCGATCAAGCAATCGGTGCACAAGTTGCTGAAGGACCAGATCGAGGCGCTGGGGCTGGGAACGTTCTACCAGGTGCTGGAAAACGAGATTCGCGGGCGCAACGGCTCGGAGTTCTCGTTCTCCGGCCTGTCGGACCAGACGGTCGACTCGATCAAGTCGTTCGAGGGCTGCGACATCGTGTGGGTCGAGGAGGCGCAGAGCGTCAGCAAGCGTTCATGGAAAACCCTGATCCCGACCATCCGCAAGGAAGGCTCGGAAATCTGGTTGTCGTTCAACCCGGAGCTGGAGACCGACGAGACCTACGACCGCTTCATCATCAACACCCCCGACGACGCGATCATCGTCGACATGAACTACACCGACAACCCATGGTTTCCCGAGGTGCTGGAAAAGGAGCGCCAGCACGCCAAGCTGACCCTGCCCACCGCCGAGTACCAGAACATCTGGGAGGGCAAGTGCATGCCGGCCGTGGCCGGGGCGATCTACTACGCCGAGGTCGCCAAGGCCGAACAGGAGCGGCGCCTGTGCAATGTGCCGTACGACCCGCTGCTCAAGGTCCATGTGGTGTTCGACCTGGGCTGGAACGACGCGATGGCGATCAGCCTGGTGCAAAAGCACGGCAGCGAGCTGCGCCTGATCGAGTACATCGAGGACAGCCACAAGACGCTGGATTACTACAGCAACCTGCTGAAAGAGCGCAAATACAACTGGGGCACGCTGTACCTGCCGCACGACGGCCGCCACAAGAACTTTCAGACCGGCAAGAGCGCCGAGGACGTGATGAAGGCGCTCGGCTGGACCGTCAAGATCACCAAGAACATGAGCGTCGAGGACGGCATCCGGCTGGCGCGCATGACCTTTGGCCGCCTGTACATCGACAAGACCAGGTGCGCGCGCCTGATCCAGTGCGCCAAGCGCTACCGGCGCAGCGTCAACCAGCAGACCCAGGAGCCGGGCGCACCGTTCCACGACGAATGGAGCCACGGTGCCGACAACCTGCGCTACGTGGCGGTCAATGCCGAGGATATGAGCAACGAGGATTGGGGCAGGTTGCCGCCCTTGCCGCAAGCGCAGCCGGACGACAGCGGCCTGTATTTCTGATGTTGCCAAAATAATCTATTTCTTTTGTGAATTAATGCTAGAATCCAACGTAAATTTGACCCACATCCACATGTTAGGGCGCGATTCGTGAGCGACACTCTTCCCCAGGCATCCGCGCTCGACCAGCTGCTCGAAACCCGGCTGCTGGCATGGGAGCAGGCGCATGAGCCGCAAAAGCTCAAGCTGCTCGACTGCTACGGCGACAAGCTGCGCATCCCGCGCGACAATGACACCAAGGGCACCGGCGCGGCCCGTGCCAAGACCGCTGTCGGCATCTTCGTCGGTTCGACCCGCAACAAGGTGCGCGCCGCCCGCGCCAAGATCAACGATGCGCTGTTTGGCAACGGCAAGTTCCCGTTCGATACCAACCCGGTCAACGAGGAACTGCGCGCTTTCTCCGACACGGTCGAGGAAATCCTGACCGCCCAGCTGGAGCGGATGAACGCCAAGGCGCTGCTGAAAAGCGGGGTCGACACGCTGGCCACCTACGGCACCGGCTTCATGTTCGGCCCGTTCGTGCGCAAGGA